CATCTGTACATGTATGTCTATTCCATGGATAGTAAAGTATAGAGTTCTTTATTCGTTGATCGATCTGCACACGAGAGGCTATAAGATTTTTGTTAGAAAGCTTTGACGGTATTCCAAATACTATTGGGTGTAGATCGCTAAATGATCCCTCGATATTTATATCACTACCCTTAATACTTGCGCCTAGCTTTGACTCGCCATGGAACATATTGAGTTGCCATGCGTCAGATATAAGTTTGCAAAGGTAACTTTTTCCAGATCCTGGTGGGCCATAGATAAAGAAAACGTCATATGTAATCCCATCATTTCTTGAAAGATTTATGGCGCAAGTTTTGCCTTCTTTATTTTTATAAGTTATTTTACTTATCTTCATTGACTATGTGCGTACTAGGAACTACAACAAGCATTTTCTTTTGCGTGTATGGTTCTTTTGTCGTCATAATCCTAGTGTGAATAATTCCCTTTTGCAGCTCCGGTGTTGTTCCCTCAATCAGATGGCCGCAAAAGTTAGCCTTTACGTTATGAATGTCTGGCTCTTTTGTTTTGGATGAGTTTGTTATTTGTCTCACATTAGTTGACTTTATGGACTGCATTTGGCCACTATCGTCTTTGATTACAAAAATATGACTGCGGGAAAAGTCGGGAATAACTGAATGAAATTTGCCAAAAACAAAATTACCTAGGTCTGTGAGACCAGCAATTGTTTTGTCTTTATGACTGTTTGAGATACTTTTAAAATACCAATTCATAAAAAATACATACCTTCTAAATCAGTTACCACTCTATGCGTCTACGGATATATATACCAGGTTAATCACCTAACTCCTATGCGCCAAAAGCTATTAGATATTTCGGTTAAACTCATGTCATCTCATGCTTCTGGGATGATGGGGCTTACTATGCAAAAAAAACATTGTAGTTCTATTTTGCTAAATAACGAAGTCATTGCGGTTGGCTTCAATAGGTTTAAGACAAGCCAGATCGCATATGAGTTTGGATACATTCATGGCGAATACCACTCAGAGTTAGACGCGCTTATACAGGTTCACGGTGACATGGCAAATCATAAAAGATCTGAGCTTGCTCTGATTAATTTTAGAGTAAATAGGTTCTCAAGTGTCGGCATATCTCGACCATGCCCAAAATGTATCAGATGGGCTCATGGTCTATTCGGAACTTTTGTCTACACCAACGCTGATGGTTGTTTAGTTATGGAGGATACAAGCAGTGGAAAAACCGAATTACTGATTGACTCAAAAGAACTTCGCAAAACTTTAGGATGGAAAGAAGAGGCATGTCGTGTCTGATTTGAACCCAAACACCAAAAATTCTGCTTTGACTTTTTCAAGGTCAGGACTTTGCACTCATGCTGTAAAATCTCTGTTCCCTGACGAGTCAAAAATTGTTCTTGCCTGCAGCGGAGGGCCAGATAGCGCTGCACTCATTGGAGTAGCAAGAGTGATGATAAATCGTAAGCTGATTAGGTCTGCAGATGTAGTTCACATTAACCATAATTTGCGAGATGAGGCACAAAGCGACCTAGAAGTGTGCAAGCGCCAGAGTGAGATGTTTGATCTTCCATTTTTCTCTTACGACATTTATCCTGCGTTATATGGTGGTAATATCTATAATGCAGCACGTGAGTTGCGGTATAACATTCTCCAGCATCACGCTTCAAATTATGGAAGACACGCCATTCTGACTGCCCATCATGCAGATGATGTCGCAGAGACGATTCTGATGCATTTGACCAGAGGGTGTGGCGTTGATGGTCTTTGTGGTGTGCGGCAGCGTCATTCTCAACTTGGAGAAATCGACATTGTGCGCCCTTTTTTGGGTCTAAGAAAGACCAAGCTTGAGTCCACTTGTGAGAAGGCTCATGTGCCTTTCTGTGTTGATAAGTCAAACTTCAATATGGAAAAGTCGCGAGCTTATGTTCGTCACGCAATCATTCCAGCATTAGAAAAATTAAACCCTTCTTTTGTTGAACATGCCAGTAAGACGGCGATGATAATGCAGAACTTAGTCGACAAAAAGACGACACCTAAACCAAGGCATAGAGTAGGTTCAGGTTCTTAACTCTCAAGAGGCGATTCATGTTATACGATAACGATATTAAGCTTGACTTTTGTGATGTACTTATAGTCCCCAAGCCTAGCCTTATATCTAGTAGAAAAGAAGTTAATCTATTCTGCAACTTATCTTTCAATAAAGCTGGGTTCTCTTTGACTAATTACGTTCCTGTTTGTGCTTCAAACATGGACGGAGTCGGAACTTTGTCCATGGCTGAAAAACTAGCGACTCGACATATGTCAACATGCCTGACAAAGCATTTGACCCATCAAATATTGCTTGGCAATAAGCCAGAGTTCAAAAAAGACGATTTTATTTTTGGAACTCTGGGGATGGATGATTTCAGTAAGGACATCGTTAATGAATGTGATCTTCGCAAACATTTTCAGATTATATCTTTAGATGTTGCAAATGGATACATGAAGCAGTTTACCGATTTTGTCAAAAAGATCAGAACAAGATTTCCTGATATTGGAATCATGGCAGGAAATGTTGTTACTTCCGAGGGGGTAAAGCAGATTGCTGATGCTGGAGCCGACATCGTCAAGGTTGGAATAGGCAGCGGATCAGTTTGCACAACTCGTCGTGTTGCTGGTATTGGGTATCCGCAGCTATCGACCCTCATCGATTGTCGCCAAATGGCTGACGAATGCGGTGTAGGTCTACTGAGCGACGGAGGCTGCGTACACCCAGGAGACATCTCTAAGGCATTCGCCGCTGGCGCTGACATCGTGATGCTGGGTGGCATGCTGGCTGGTCATGATGAGGGCGCAGACGACAGCGCAGTGATTGACGATGGTGAGCGTAGGAGATTTATCTTCGCCGGGTCTTCTTCTTCTCGTGCTTTAAAAAGCAGTAAAAACGAAAGCAAGTATCGAACCTCGGAGGGCCGTGTAGTGATCATGGAAGCAAAGGGAGGCGTTGATGGGGCCTTGGTTCACATAGAAGGCGGATTGCGATCTGCATGTTCATACACCAACAGCGCAAAACTTTATGAATTAAGAACGAATGCAAAATTCATCCGCGTCAATCGTCAGCTTAATGAGTACTTTGAAAATCAAACAATAGGTATTTAAGGACAATCGGCAATAGATTCCCACTTTGCCGGTATGAGGGATATACATTCCTCACAGTTCATATCTAAAAGAAAGGACACAATGGAAGACAAGGCTAAAGAAAACAAGGTAACTAATGGCGATATTGAGTTCGCATTATTCCTTGCTGATTCCGAAGACAATAAAGAGGCTTCTGGAATGCACAATTTTATAATTCCACCGAGCATCTATAAAGTTTATATAGAGACATCGACAAGAGACGATGGATTTGATCCGGCAGATGAAATGAATGAGGTTGCCTACAACGTTTATGTTGCAGTTGATGGCATGTATTTCATGTTTGGCCAGTTTAGTACTCGCAAGCAGGCAGTCATGTTCGCAGAAGTCACTTCGCTTCAGGTAGAAAAAAATCTGAAGAATAAGCTAATCTCTAATCTGAACACAACAACCTTTAGGGGAGAAGAAGATGAATAAGTCTGGACGTAGAATGGTAAAAGTTCGTAAGAAGCGAAAAGAGAACATCAAGGCAAAGGTGCGCGAACAGATCGCACAAGCAGCTATTGCGAAAGAGGCACGTTCTCGCAAGCGTAAGAAGCCTAATCAGAATTGAAGTTCTTCAATACTGTGCAGCGCAGATTGTGGAATGAACCAGGCTTTTGGTCGATCATTATAAGTTTTTGGTTCATGATCATATCTCTCTGATCCTTTGATCCATCCAGCAATTCTATAGCGACAGGCGCTCCCGACTACTAGGACATATGTCTTGTGGTCGGGATCGTCTTTTCTTAAAATAAGGTCGTAGTCGTCTTCTCTTCTAGTCCTGACTTCAAATTCAAGTACGTCTGGTTGGGACCTAAAGGTATTGACAGTAAGAGCCTGATTGCTTCCTACGTATTTTTTAAATGCAACTTCCCCCCTAGCTCCCAAGAGATGATACTCAAGGTTTCTGCCGCCCTCTGCCCCATGTTTATCTTGTAGCTTAAGCTGTGATACCCCACTCATTCTTGCATTTGCCAGATCGCATGCTTCTGCAAGATCTTTTTTTGATAAAATCACTATTTTTTCTACCATATTTCATTCATCTTCTTGTTTGTTTTGCTATACTATTTATATGTCTATCGACCAAGTCACTCTTCAGCATATGTTGTCGGAAATGCCGCAGGTTTGGGTACGCCACCGCAAGAAGGCAAAAGGAAGGGCTCCTCATTGGGCAAGGGCTAGGCTACTTTCGATATCAAAAAACTTTGCAGTCATCAAGCCGGTCAAGCATGGCGGTAGAATTGAAAAAGTCCAACTTGAGACGATAAAGTTATGGAATAGCATGAATGGTAAGCTTTCCATGAACAATGAATAGACTTCAGCCTATAGTGTATTTCAGCAGTCTTGAAAAGCAAGCCTTCAGGGTAGATCATTACATAAAATCTTGGCTAGATGAACTTAGAGCGACATTTAGAATATTTTTTATTGAGGGTGCTTTATCTTCATCTATAGTGACAAAATCTAAAGATCTATTTAGGGATAGATATTATGTTTCATTAAACATGATTGATGACTTAGCTTTTGCTGCATTTTGTTTTGATGGCGGACCAATGTGCTCATTAGAAGTTTCAAACTTCATTAAAAGCAAAAATATTAAAAGAATTGGCGTTATATCTCGTGGGGAAATAAGAAAAGATATGGAATACGCCATTTCTATGGGCATGTTTGATGTGGTTGTAATGAGCCAGTGGTCTAAGACCCATGGATTTGACAAGCGAGTTTTGGATATTAATCCAGCACAGTCCATATACTTACTTGAAGATTCTTTCAATATAAATATAGATGACAAGGATGCCAGAAGTGGTATATGCGCTATCGTTGATCTATCTCATTCAGTAAAAACTATAGTAAATGCTCAGTTGAATATATTATCTAATGTCTTTGGTAATGGACACTTGCATAATGTTCACGATTATAATATTAAAAGTTTTTCCGATGGCCATATTGTATTACCTCAAGAATCCGAAAGCACTACTATTATAAGATTCGCGGCGTCACTATCATGTCAGGGCTTGCCAGTTTTTGTTCCTAAAGAAAAAATAGATAAATTTGGATTTGGTATGCCATATAAAAGCTTGTTGGATATAAAAAATATGACGATAAATATTAATAAATATGAGAATAACATTAAGTGCTTCAATTCTCATAAATTTGTTAGGGAAATATTATCTATAATTCATAGGAGTTAAAATGAGAGAAATAATTTGGTCTGTTTGCTCTGGAGACAATTGTTTGGCATTTCAAGGTTTTGTGAGATCATTGAGAGCCTCTGGCTATGCTGGAGACATCGTTGTTTGGTCTGAATTTCAGATCACTGGCGCTGAAAATATTCCACTAGATCAAAAAATTGAAATTGATTCTGGTGGTATGTGGAAATTTGAATACATGAAGAAGGTTCATGAGCTGTATCCAGACGCTCTGTTGGCTTATTTTGGACCATATCATTATTCTGCACACAAATTACCTACTTCTTTTGCTGAACTTATGAAAGAAGAAGACGCAATGTGCTTTTTAGAATCAGATATTCTGTGCGAACATACACGTAAATTAGAGTGGTCTGGCATAAATAACTACCAGTTGTATGATACGTCAAGAACATTTGGTAATTTATCTGATCAATTTTACAATCTCAACGCTAATCACTTTTTTGTAAAGCCAGATTATGTTAATACTTTTTATGAATTAATTTCTGAGGCTTCCAGTCACCTTAAAAGAAGACTATTAAAGATTTCAGATGAAATTTGCCTATCAATGGTCATGAATACAATATGTAAGAACAAAAACGCTTGTAGCATAAGAGAAAATGAGAACTGGTACGCCATGGATGTTCAGAATATATT